TTCTGCGCATCCTGCAACTTTTTCAACTCTGCTTCCGTCATACTTCTCCTTTATTTTGTTTTACTTAACCATTCCCAACACTTTTTTGGCACACAAACTATACCCGGCAATATCATCCCAGTTATCGACATGCTTGGGATTTGTGGCCGCCCTCGCCAGCTTGTCACAGATCATGTAGACCGAGTGCCTAATGGCTTGCTCTTGGTCCAATGTCATGGCCGGAGCGCCCTTCGATAGTGCCTTGTAGTGGGCAATCAGCCACGAATCAGCCATCGCCCGTGTAAGCGGGAAGTGGTCCAGAGGATGACCATAGTTGGAGCCCCTGTCATTGGTAAGCGCTACCGTAGCATCAATAGGCTTGCACTCCGCACCGTTATCGCACCCGCCCTTGCATGATACCTTGGCCTTGTGTGGCTTGACATGCAGGCACTTATCCTTCTCATCGCAAGGCTTGTTGCACTTTACCTTAGTCATCGCTCCTCCTCAATTGGTTGTCAATCGCAACTTCAACTTCCCTATCCGCCCAGGCGCACATATCCACCAAATCAAAAAACACGGGAATGCCATACTCTTTGGCAATCGCAATCTCCGCATTGCACCCCTTCGACTTCTCCCACCCATCTATACAGAACATGGCCTCCGAAGCCTTCAACCATTCAAGCGAATAGTTATAGACATCCTGAATCGGAGGCACAGGACGGACCCGCTGGATGAACGTGCAGTCGCAAAATACAGGAAAAGGGCTGAATCCCAATTGGAATACCTTGGCCGTCATGGCCTGCCCATGGTCGATATTCCTCAAAGCATGAAGCAAACTCTCTCCCTGAATCGCACCAGCCACGTACACCTTTATGTTTCTTCTGTTCATATTATCCTTTCAAACACCATTTCTACCCTTGGATACTCCTTATCAACCTCAAACTTGGCCGGCAACGTGGTCAGATGCTTATGGTCATCATCCACAAGCAAGCCACTATCCACTACCCCGTCAATTGCAGACTTCATCATGGCCAGCGAATTGATATCATCACGCCGTCTATCGGCAGAATGGAAGAACGTCGTAGAAACTGTAGCCTTTTCCCATCCCAAATCGCCTATTACCTGTGAATCAACCTCTGACTTAGCCTTTTTCCGGTATGACTTGGCCGTCACAGCCCTTGCAATACGCCCTCCCTTGCTTCCACATGGACAATTGGGAGATAGCCTTCTGGCAGGCAACGGAAGCACAACCTTGACCAGCTCCCCTATCATTGATGCACCGCCACGAGTGTAATGCTGGAGCCAACGCGCTTAATTTGGATTTGTCCTGATTCTTCGAGATCTTGAAGATAGGAATCACGCACCTTCTTGTCCTTAAAGTACTGCGTGCGCCTGGTTAAGTCTCGCTTAAGCATCCCATCGCCGCCGGCTGAAGCAATAATCTTCATTATTTTCTGCTTATCGGCCTCATAAGGACTATCGCTCATGTTCTTGCTTATGCTTGAAATAAGCTCAAATGTCAATGTTTTAACCAATTCTATGGCAAAAGACGCCTGCTGAATGTCTATAATCGGGTTGTCATAGTTATCCGAAGCCGCCATAATCAAAGCCACACGACCGGCCTGTTCAGCGCATTTACCCCATATCGGAGACGTTTTGTTCCCTCGCTTTTCGTCCTCTCCCATGCGATCCGTACACCAATTGGAGAAATCCTGCATCATCTGCTCGGCTGCTGGAGTCTTGCATACCAGCATGCACCCTTGCTTCATCGCAGTCCGTATGTCGCCTTCATCACCTTCGACCGGAATAGCTCGGCTTGCCCAGAGATTTGTTGTCGTTATCAAATCCCTGGGAACATCTGCGGCTTTAGGATAGGTATAAGGCTCCCTTATCTCCGATACGCATACAAGCATACGAGGCACAAACCCATCTTCCAAATCGCTACCGCCCAACCCCTGATAGAATCTGTCCGGCGTAGTCAACGCCCAGATGCACACATATGGATTATCAAACCGCTTAATAACCTCCTCTGCCTTTTGCTTGCCACGGAATTCTCCATTAGCCGAACTCCACAGCTCTTTTAGGGCTGGCTTGATTGTCGCCAAATGTGAAGCACCACCGGAGCTTCCTGCCTGCTTGATGCCTGTTAGGAAATCACCAGCTTCATCTATTCCGAATAATTGAATAGGATTAGACCCACCATACGATGACAATGCCATTTCCAATGCTGAATCGGAAGTGAACCGCCCACCGCCCAACAATGCCTTGGCCCCAGCCGCATTGAACAACCTTGAAATGCACTTGAACGGGTGATCCTTTCCCGCTGAAGACTTGGCTACACCCATGGCATAAAGGTTCGTGCGATTGTCCTGCTCATCCTTGATCTTGCCACCAAACAACGCCCCAGCTCCAACAATGGAGCATAACACCGCAAGTTTAGGTTGCGCACAACCCGCCGTAGCATTCATCCATTTAACCAATTCGCCAACATACCCCGTAGGCTGAAGCAATTGTTGACTCCACCCGTCATGCGCCCTTGGCTTTCTTAATTCCTTCTTGCTGGATAACACCTCCGGACGCTCGATGACTTCAGCTTGCTTTGGCGCCAACAGCTTGTCTGCAATCTCGGAGCCGACCTTGATTGCCTCCTGATCCACCTCGCCATACCCCAGCTCATCCAAAAGCCAACCTACCGGCTTGTTGCATGTCTTCCTGGCCTCTACCACCTTCCGCTCGAATTCGGACACCTCGGACGGCTTGACGCGGTCCCATGGCGGATTACACCGTGGATTATAGACATCCCATAGCAATGATAATGCCGTTGATTCCGGAAGATTGAATCCGTTTACCATGGCATTGCATGCCCAAAGCAACTTGCTATGTCCGGCAAAACCGGAACACGCAGGCTCACATTCTTCAAGGTATAATCTTGCACGCTCAATAACAGGAGTGCTTGCGACAGGCGCACGCTTGATTACTTGTTCATGTTGCCACGCCAGTTTAGGCTTTTCGTTTTCAGGCCTTGCCCAATCCGGAAACTCTGCCAACTCAATCTCTCCAGGAGCGTGGCCTTCCATCCACATATATTGCTTGCCATTGGGATGCACGGACGGAGCCACTACGATATAGTATTTGTCCGAACGGATATCAATACCCACCCTGAACCCGTTCATGTTTCGTGGTGGTGTATCCGTTTTGAAAAGGAAATGCGCCCCACCACGGGGTGAGTGTTGGACTACTGTTTCAGGGACGCTACCCAGTTGCTTGAGCGATTCCCACCCGTCGATTCCTTTTGCCGGATCCACATCAACATCTATAACGTGTATCCCGGAGGCCGCACCGCAGGCTATCCCTATGTTCGCATCAGGCCACTTCGACCACCACGCCTTGATTGTGCCGTCATTATTTGACGCATCCTTGATGCCGTGCATTGTCAGGGGAGCCTTTTGGCCTGTCTTAATGGGTAAAACCAACCAACCTTGCTTGGCGTAAAACAACGCCGCATTCAATAATTCATTACTCATTTCTTTCCTTTCAAAAGATATTGAGTTATTTCGTGGTATTTACCACGGCGGATAATGGTAATTCCCTCTGTAACATCCTGAATACGTTGCCCTAGTAGCATATCTTCAAGAGCCTTGGCAACCGTTATCGCGACAGATTCCTCGATTCCAAACCTTTCAGCCCACCAACGCCTTGATTTTTTTTCTGCAAATCCGCCATGGTCGAGACATATCCATTCCCTGAATACCGATAACCCACAACGGTACTCAACACGTAAAGAATCAGGATTCCCTGCCTTGCAATGCCGATACACAGATACTTCATTTACCTTCAGGTCTTCCGGTTGCATTCCAAGGATTGCACGTTGACTTACTTCATCGTTGTGCATCCGCTTTTCACGCTCCTCAGCCTCCTGCCGCTCAACCTCCTCTTTTGGTATGACCCATCCGCAATGCGGGCACTTGCCGATTGCCCGTGAAAACACATCACCACACTCGCCACACGCGATTATCTTAACTTCCCCTGCTTCGAGGCAGTCAATAGGACCGTGTTCGGCAATGCAGTTTCCATAGTCCAATACCAAGCAATCAGTCTTTGACTCATGCAGACGCAAGCCACGGCCAACTTGTTGCACATACAGGCCGGCAGAAAGAGTGGGCCTCATAAGTACGATACAATCTACACGCTTCGCATTGAACCCCTCCGAAAATACGTTCACAGAGCATAACGCCTTAATTACTCCACCCTTGAACTCATTGCATAACCTATCACGCTCCATGTGAGGAGTCTTTCCAGTCACACACGGAGCATGCACCCCATACTTGGCAAGCTCCTGCGATACCGCCTTGCAATGGGCAATGTCCACGCAGAAGAACAGCACTGACTTGCGCTTCTCGGCAATGATGATTTCCATGACGGAACGTATGGCCCTGGCCACCAAGTCCGAGGTATTCACCGCCGCCGATAGCGATGCCTCAATATAATCACCACCACTATTGCGCTTGACATTGGATAAGTCAGGCTTAACGTCGCCAATCTTCGAGCGAAGCTTGCACAAGTACCCGTCATCAATCAGCTTCCCAACGTTTGCCTCATAACAAATCTCATTTAGGACATGATCCTTGTGCGCTATAGCACCACACCCCATGCGGAAAGGTGTTGCCGTAAAGCCAACCACCCGCAAATTAGGCGAAGTGATCTTGCATTCCTTGATGAATTGGCGGTACTTGCCTTCGCCCTTTGTAGGAACCCGGTGTACCTCATCGACTATGATCAAATCAAACGGTGGGAAGTGGCCAGCCTTGTTGTAGATCGAGTCGATTGACGCAAAGAGTATGGAGTTGTCCATATCCTTGCGACCTAGCCCAGCGGAGTACACACCAACATCACCAAGCGGAAACATACCAGTCAGCTCTTTCGAGTTCTGGTCAACCAACTCCTTGCGGTGCGCCAACACCACAACCCGGAGCGGTAGATATGCCTCTTTCCATTTCAAGATAGCCATGGCCATGAGTAGCGACTTGCCACCGCCTGTAGGAATAACCACAAGCGGGTTGTTGTCCTTGTTCATCATGTGGTAGTCGAGTGCGTCGATTGCCTCTTGTTGGTAGGGGCGTGGGATCATAACGCAAACACCTCCTGCGCCATTCTCTTTGCGCCAATCTCGCAATACTTTTCCTCGCGTTCGATGCACACGCACTTACGGCCTAAATC